ATGCCTAACCTAATCGCATATGATATTTGTGCAGTTCAACCAATGACTGGGCCAACTGGACTTATCTTTGCAATGAAATCAAGAATCAACTCTGCTGGTGGTGATGAAGCACTATTCGGTGAAGCAGATACAGATTTCTCTGGTGCCGGTACTCATGCTGGTACTAACCCTGCCATTTTGAATGACAGCCCTGCTGGTACATTCACTTCTGGTACAGGTGACACTACTGCAAATATGGAAGCACAGGGTGACTCTGCTGGTAACGCTTTCGCTCAAATGGCATTCACCATTGAGAAAGCAACCGTTACTGCAAAAACTCGTGCTCTTAAAGCGGAATACACTATGGAACTCGCACAAGACCTTAAAGCAATTCATGGTCTTGACGCAGAAACAGAACTGTCTAACATTCTGTCTTCTGAAATCCTTGCAGAAATCAACCGTGAAGTTGTTCGTTCTATCTACAAGGCTGCAAAGCCAGGTGCTCAGACCGACACTACTAACGGTGGTATCTTCGACATGGACACTGACTCAAATGGTCGTTGGTCTGTTGAGAAGTTCAAAGGACTTATGTTCCAAGTTGAGAGAGATGCAAACGTAATCGCTCAGCAAACTCGTAGAGGTAAAGGTAACATCATTATCTGTTCTTCAGACGTTGCGTCTGCACTTCAGATGGCTGGTGTACTTGATTACGCTCCGGCACTTAACAACAACCTTCAAGTCGATGACGCTGGTAACACCTTCGCTGGTACTCTGAATGGTCGTTACAAAGTGTACATTGACCCATACATGGCAAACGCTGCTGCAAAACAGTACTTTGTTGTGGGTTATAAAGGTTCTTCACCTTACGATGCTGGTGTCTTCTACTGTCCGTATGTGCCACTTCAGATGGTTCGTGCAGTTGGTGAGAACACTTTCCAGCCTAAGATTGGTTTCAAGACAAGATACGGTCTTGCTCAGAACCCATTCTCGACTGCTACTGCAACTGACGTTACACTTGGTGCAAATGATAACGTCTACTACCGTAGAGTTCAAGTCGTCAACCTTATGTAATAATAAGAGTTGGGCTAACCAACCATTCAAAAGGGGAAACTTCGGTTTCCCCTTTTTTTTATCTGTATAAATAGTTGTATGGTACAGATAAATTCATTAAGCAGACAACCCACTGAACTTGACTATGCAGACCCAACCAAGTTTAAGTTTAGTATTAACAAATTACCGTTAGTAGAATTCTTTACTACTGCGGCGAACTTGCCTGGCGTTAACCTTGGTGAGTCAATCTTTCCAACCCCACTAAAACAAATTCCTGTTATGGGTGATGACCTCACTTTTGATAATCTAGAGATTACATTTCTAGTGGATGAGAAACTTGCAAACTACATTGAGTTACATAATTGGTTAGTAGGCATTGGTTTTCCAAAGTCAAGAGGACAGTTTACATCTTTTAAGTCAGACAATGCAGATGCATTTCCAACTCAACCAGCGGCCAAAGGCGCACCATCTGGTGTACAGGCAATGTATGGTGATGCAACATTAACAATTATGACTGCAAAGAATAATCCAGTAGTGGAGGCAAGATTCCAAGATGTATATCCTGTCGCACTTAGTGGACTTGCATATAATCAACAAGAGGGTGACGTAACGTATTTAACAGCAACTTGTACATTTACATACAAACTGTATGAGTTACATACATTATAAATAGGTTAGGATGAGGTTCAAAACCCTTGAACACCTACCATAGACCTAAACGGTTAATATATCTAACGCAAGGAAGATATGCAATCTCATCCCTTTGATTTGAAGGATACATTATGAACTTAGAAGAACTACAAGAAATGTCCGCCAAGGACTTAAAAATAGATGACCAACAACTGGACATCGAATCACTTAAAACGCCAGAACTCTATGGCAAATATCTCAAAATATTTACACGTTGGAACTTGTTACTAAAACAAGTAGAATCTAAACATCGTATTCTCTATAGACAAAAGTGGGAATACTATGGTGGTAAGGCCGACCCAGATGTTTACAAAGAAAAACCCTTAGACTTAAAAATACTAAAACAAGATGTTCCCATTTACCTAGAGGGTGATGAGGAGTTGATTGAATCTCAACACGCAGTGGAATATCACAAGGCAATGTGTGACCATGCAGAGAAGATGTGCAAGATGTTGAACAATCGTGGATTCCAAATCAAGAATGCAATTGATTGGAAACGGTTTATGGAAGGTTCAATATGAGATATGGTAGTCCACATATCACAGAACGTATTGGTGGAGTAACACTTTCACAAACTCTGAAACACGTTGGTAAAGAATTACAGGATGCAAAGATTGTAGGTGCAAGTGGTCATGTATCTAGAAGCACTAAGATTGCTTGGATTAAGGATAAAGTAATCTTATCTACATTCATGACATATGCACAGGCGGCCAATAAAAACGCTGGATGGAATTTTAATATTGACATGATTGAACCTTTGCAGTATGCAGAGTATTCAATTGAAGATGAATTTGGTTGGCACGTTGACCAACACAATACACCTTACAAAGATGGTAGAGTTAGAAAGATTAGTTTTTCAGTATTCCTCAATGATGATTTTGAGGGTGGTGAGTTTGATATAGAAACAGGAAACCCAAGAGAGAACCCAAGGTATACAACAATTAAAGGAAAACCAAATCATGCGTTTTTCTTTCAGTCAGACTACTGGCACAGAGTAAGACCAATTACCAAAGGTGTACGCAAGAGTTTAGTTGGATGGGTTCTTGGCCCTATGTTTAGATGATTATATCAAAGAAGAATGACGTATATCTAACTGTAGAAACTGACAAAGGTATCGCAAGAGAACTTTCAGATTTCTTTACGTTTGAAGTGCCGGGCGCTAAGTTCATGCCACAATATCGAAATCGTATGTGGGATGGAAAGATACGTCTGTTCTCAATACAAACTGGTGAGATATACTTTGGTCTTTTATCTTACATTGAAGAATTTGCAAAACGCAATGATATAGAAATTGAATACAAGGAAGGAGTGAAAGATGATGAACAACTTGGAGCCACCGAATTGGGTGAATTTATTGGAAGAGTGTCACCTCAGTCCAAAGGAACGCCTATACAGGTTCGTGACTACCAGATGGCCGCATTGGATTATGCAATCAGAAACAATCGCAGTCTGTTGCTTAGTCCTACTGCTAGTGGTAAGTCGTTAATCATTTATATCTTATCTGTTTGGTACGCAGCCAAGACAGAAAGTAATATTCTTATTCTTGTTCCCACAACATCATTGGTAGAACAAATGCACTCAGACTTTCTTGATTATGGATTCAAAGAATCTATGATGCAAAAAATATATCAAGGTCACTCAAAGAACATTACAAAACCCATCACAATATCCACATGGCAATCAGTTTACAAGATGCAGAAGAAGTGGTTTGACCAATTCAGTACAATTCTTGGTGATGAGGTTCACATATTTAAATCAAAATCACTTACAGGTATTATGAACAAGATGGTTAACTGTAAGTACCGTCATGGGTTCACAGGCACCCTAGATGGAACGCAAACACATAGGTTGGTACTAGAGGGCCTCTTTGGTTCAGTAAACAAAGTAACATCTACAAAAGAACTGATGGATAGTGATACACTTGCAAAACTAAAAGTTGAGTGTATTGTTCTACGTTATCCAGATGCAGATTGTAAATATATGAAAGACTTATCATATCAAGATGAGGTTGACTTGATTGTTCGTGATGAACGTAGAAATAATTTTATTGTAGACTTGACAAAACACTTGACAGGTAATACATTAGTATTATTCCAGTTTGTCGAAAAACATGGTGACGTATTACATACCATGATAAATAAATCTTTAGACAACAGGAAGGTGTTTTACGTTTATGGTGGAACAGACACACAGACAAGAGAAGAGATTCGCTCAATTACTGAAAATGAGAAGGATGCGGTCATCGTTGCATCGTATGGTACTTTTTCTACTGGTATCAATATTCGCAATCTTCACAACATCGTGTTCGCTTCACCGTCCAAAAGTAGAATTAGAGTCTTGCAATCCGTTGGCCGTGCGTTGCGACTTGGTGACAATAAAGACGCAGCTCGATTGGTAGATATTGCTGATGATTTTACTCACAAAGGAAAACAGAACTTCACTTTAAGGCATTTTATGGAACGAATAAATATATACAATGAGGAAGAGTTTGATTATGATATTAAACAAATCTCTATAGACAAAGGATAAAGATGGAACAGCAAACAAAAGTCTTAAAACTTTCTAATGGAGAAGAGATTATAACAGTGATTACGTCTGCTGATAAGAGTAGACCTTATATAGAAGTGACCAATCCATTACAAGTTAATTTATATCCCAAGGCCATGGAAGGTGGTCTTGTAGAAAGTATGGCATTATCACGTTGGTTGACTGTAAGTGAAACACAGATTGCCAACTTGAATAAGAATAGTATTATCGCAATTTCAGATGCGTCAATCGGACTTGTTCGGTTTTACGAACATTGTGTGAAGAAGATGACTCTGACCGCCGAAGGTAGACATTGGGAAGAACCTACGGATGAGGATTTAGATAGGATTGCTGAAGAGGAATCTGAAAACATTATTCCATTTCCAGACCCTAGTAAGACAATACATTAATTCATTCTCAAACCCTACATAGGGATAATACCGTCTTGTCAAGGAGAAGTCAAGACATTTTCTAAATTTATTTACTCCTTGACATTTTATGTGTCGTTTGGTATATTGTATCTAATTAATGGGAAAGACTCATGGCAGTAGAAAAAAAGAAAAAACCACATTATGTAAATAACAAAGAATTCCTTCAAGCGATGATTGAGTGGAAGGCACAATGTCGAGCGGCAGAGGCCGAGGGTAAACCTCAACCACCTATCACCAATTATATTGGAGAATGTTTTTTGAAGATTGCAAACCATCTATCATATAGACCTAATTTTATCAACTACACATATAGAGATGAAATGATATCTGATGGGATTGAAAACTGTTTGCAATATGTACACAACTTTAATCCAGATAAATCAAACAATCCATTTGCATATTTTACACAAATCATTTACTATGCATTCCTTAGACGTATTCAGAAAGAAAAGAAGCAGTCTCATGTGAAGAATAAATTGATTGAGAATATGACAGTAGATGAAAGTTTGATTGATTCTAATGATATGGGTAATCCATTCGTGGACTACCTACAAAAGAACTTCTTACCAGAAGAAGATGTTTACAAACCTAAGAAAAAAGCAGTTAAACCAAAAGGATTAGAATTATTTTATAATGAAGATAGCACTGATAACTGATACTCACTTTGGTGCTCGCAATGACAGTTTAGCCTTCAATGACCACTTCTACAAATTTTGGAGAGAGGTATTCTTTCCATATTTGGATGAACATGGTATTGATACGGTTATTCACTTGGGCGATGTTATGGATAGACGTAAGTTTATTTCATACAAGATTGCAAAAGACTTTCGTGAGCAATTCATAAAACCAATCGTTGATAGAAATATCAATATGCATATGATTGTGGGAAACCACGATACTTACTACAGGAACACAAACGAGATTAATTCACTGTTTGAATTACTTGGTGGGCCTGGAGATGAGAAATACCCCAATATTAAATGTTATGACCACCCATGTACTGAAGAGTTTGATGGTGTTGGTATTCATTTGTTACCTTGGATTAACGAGGGTAACTATGAATCTGTCATGAGGGGTATTCAAATGACCTACGCAGACATCTGTATGGGTCACCTAGAAGTAAATGGATTTGAAATGCACGCTGGACATTTCTGTGAGGGTGGTTATCCTAGAGAGATGTTTAGAAAGTTTGATACTGTTTTCTCTGGTCACTTTCATAAGAAGTCAGACGATGGACACATCTATTATCTTGGTAACACATACCAGATGACATGGAGTGACCATAACGAAACAAAAGGTTTCCATATCTTTGATACGGCAACCAGAGAACTTGAGTATATTCAGAATCCATTTAAAATCTTTGCAAAGATTTATTATGATGATAGTCAAACTGATTACACTACACATGATGTGGAACAGTATGAAGACAAGTTTGTAAAGTTGGTTGTAGTCAACAAGAAAGACTTGTATGGGTTTGATAAGTTTCTAGATAGGCTCCTTGCAGTCAAAACGCATGAGGTTAAGATTGTAGAGGACTTCTCAGAGTTAGATGCAGAGAATGTATCTGATGAGATTATTGAGAACGCACAGGACACCACGACACTTTTAGATAGATATATTGACGAACTGGATGTTGATATAGATAAGGGTAGATTGAAAAGCACGATGCGTACTCTGTACCTAGAGGCAAGTGATTTGGAGATATAATTGATTACATTTAAGTATGCGAGGTGGAAGAACTTTCTATCCACAGGGAATACGTTCACTGAAATTCAGTTGGATAGAAACCCATCAACTTTGATTATTGGAGAGAATGGTGCTGGTAAGTCTACCATTCTTGATGCATTATGTTTTGGATTGTTTGGTAAACCATTCAGACAAATTAGTAAGAACCAACTTATCAATACTGTCAACGGCCAAGGTACGGTTGTTGAAATCGAATTTGAAACTCAGAATAAAAATGTCAAGGTAGTTCGTGGCATCAAACCAAACACGTTTGAGATTTGGGTAGATGGTAATATGATAAACCAAAGTGCAAATGCAAAGGATTATCAGAAACATCTAGAACAACAAATCTTGAAGTTGAACTATCGCTCATTTACACAGGTCGTGATTCTAGGGTCATCGACATTCATTCCTTTTATGCAGTTGAAGTCACAAGCAAGAAGGGAAGTTGTAGAGGACATTCTTGACATTAAGATATTCTCGCTGATGAATTTAATATTGAAAGGTAAGGTGAAATCTCTTAACACAGATATCAGTGAGAACCAATACCAAACAGACCTACACAAAGAAAAGGTAGAGTTACAGGAGAAGTACATTGAGGATGTTGAACGGAATAAGGACACTCTTCTATCTCAAAAGACAACTCTTAGAGATGGTAATGAAGAGGAAGTGTTCACTCGTAAAGCAGAGGCGAACCGAATCACGGAAGAGAACCAGACCCTTCTAAATGCAATGTCTGGTGAAGAGGGTGCAATTGAAAAACGTGATAAACTAAAAGACATTCAATTTACACTAAAGGACAAACACAATCGACATGAACAGATGATTTCTTTTATGGAAACTACAGAGGTGTGTCCGACTTGTGAACAGTCTATTAGTGAGGAGTTCAAGGCCAAGACTATTTCACAAAGAAGTGAACAGGTCAAGGAGTTGACTGATGGTCTTGTACAGATGAAGTCGGAGATGGACAAGGCAAACAATAAACTCAAAGAGTATAAAGATATTGCAAAGGTAATTAATGATAATACTCTTACACTTGCAAAACTCAACAGTGGTATCATTGAACTAGAGAAGTTTAATGCAACACTGACTGAAGAGATTCGTCAAATCGAAAGGGGAGATGTTACGAAAACAGATTACGAAAAACTTGACAATCTCAAGAAAATGTGCGATACTTTAGATTCAACTAAATCAAAGTTGAGAGAAGATATGGTCTATTATGATGTGGCCAAGAATTTGTTACAGGACACTGGTATCAAGACCAAGATTATTAAACAGTATCTACCTGTCATGAATAAGTTGATTAACACATATTTGTCTTCTATGGATTTCTTTGTCAACTTCAATATTGATGAGAACTTCAACGAAACAATCAAGTCACGTTTTCGTGATGTATTTTCGTATGCAAACTTTTCTGAAGGTGAGAAGATGCGTATTGACCTTGCACTACTCTTTACATGGAGGGCCATTGCAAAGATGAAAAATTCTACGAATACGAATCTACTCATACTTGATGAGATATTTGATAGTTCGTTGGATGCAACAGGTACGGATGACTTCTTGAAGATTCTGAATACCTTTGACAAAGAGAACGTGTTTATTATTTCACACAAACAGGATATGTTGATTGACAAGTTTAGAAGTGTGATTAAGTTTGAGAAGGTGAAAAACTTTAGTAAGGTTGCATAATGGGAAAACGCAGTGAATTTGAAAGAATACCCAGAGACTTTTATCCTACACCATATTCGGCCGTAGAACCTCTTATTGCACATCTACCAGAATGGTACACATTCATGGAGCCTTGTGCTGGTGACGGTAGATTGATTGACCATCTTGAGAGTAATGGTGGTAAATGCACACACGCATATGATATCGAACCACAGGACAGTAGAGTTATTCAGTATGATGCTTTGTTATTACAACAAGTAGAAACACCATATATAATAACGAATCCACCTTGGAATCGTAAGATATTACACCCCATGATAGAGAGGTTTTCTGCAATGGCCCCCACTTGGTTATTGTTTGATTCGGATTGGATGCATACAAAACAGTCAATTCCCTACTTGACAAAACTGAAAAAAGTTGTTAGTATAGGTAGAGTCAAGTGGATTGAAGGGAGTTCTAGTGTTGGTAAAGACAATTGTTGTTGGTATTTGTTTGAAAATACCCCACAAGTCAAACCAATCGAATTCTGGGGTAGGCAGAATGTCGCACCTTAAAAAAGTTATAAAAACATCTTGACATTTGTTATTAAAACGTGTATTATGTAATAGTAAAGTGAGAAAACAAAGGAGATTATATCATGGCACACGAACTTGAAATTGTAAACGGACAGGCACAAATGGCATACGTTGGTGACCTTCCATGGCACGGACTTGGTACAAAGGTTGAGGCAGACCTCACACCAGACCAATTCCAAAAAGTCGCTGGACTTGATTGGGAAGTGGAGAAACAACCACTGATGACACCAAACGGTGTTAAAGTTCCAAACAAGGAAGCACTTGTAAGAACCTCTGACAACTCTATTCTTGATGTTGTTGGTACAGGTTGGAATCCTGTACAGAACTCAGAGGCATTTGAATTCTTCCATGAGTATGTGATGGCAGGTGACATGGAAATGCACACTGCTGGTTCACTGAAAGATGGACAAATGGTTTGGGCACTTGCAAAGTGTAAAGAATCATTTGAATTGTTTAACGGTGACGTTACAGAGAACTACTTCTTGTTCTCAAACCCACACCAGTTTGGTAAGGCGATTAACATTCGTATGACACCAATTCGTGTGGTTTGTAACAACACTCTTACACTTTCTCTTTCACAGAATGCAGATAAGATGGTAACGGTAAACCACCGTAAGGCCTTTGACCCTGCTGAGGTGAAGGCACACATGAATATTGCAAATGAGAAAATGCAAGAGTACAAATCAATGGCTGCGTTCCTTGGTTCAAAGAAGGCAACTGGTGATAATGTCATCCAGTACTTCAATGAAGTATTCGGCGCTCCTGCCAAAGAGAAAGTAGATGGTGAACTTCCATTTACAACTCGTAATGCGAAACTCGCCTACGAAAACCTTGATGTCCAACCTGGCGCTAACTTTGCACAAGGTACTTGGTGGACTGCCTTCAACTCTGTCACTAACATGACAGACCACTTGCAAGGTCGTTCAAATGATGGACGTTTGGTTTCATCTTGGTACGGACGTAACCGTAAGGTCAAGTTGAACGCACTTGACAAGGCTTTGGAATACGCCGAAGCCGCCTAAAAAGAATTTGTGTGGGGGTTGATTTTTCGGAATTAATCCCCATATAAATATGGATGCAGATGCGAATTATCGGTCTGCAATTATTAATCTTGCTTAAACAAAGGAGATAAATTATGACTAACTTAAGCACATTCAGAAATGCCCTTCAGGCATTTGACGTAAATCACATGACACCCTATGCCGTGGGCTTCGATAGAACATTCGACAGACTGTTCGATTATGTAACTCATCAGGCAGAATCAACAGGGTATCCACCTTACAATATTGAAAAGACAGATGAGTACAATTACACAATTGAAATGGCACTCGCTGGATTCGGTAAGAAGGATATCGAAATTGAATTCGCAGAGGGTCTTCTCACTGTAAAATCAGTAAAAGAGAAAGAGGAAAAGGAAACTCTTTATAAAGGTATCTCACAGAGAAACTTCACTAGAAAGTTCACTCTGGCCGATGATATTGTTGTAGGGGGTGCAAAACTCGACAATGGTATGTTGACTATCGAACTAGAAAGAATCGTACCAGAGGAGAAAAAACCTCAGTTGATTGCCGTCAAATAAATCCCTTGACAAATGGGGTTTTCTTTGATATGATGTGAATACTCAACTAATAAATTATGGGAGTAATTATGAGCAGAAGAAAACTAAGCAAAAAGCAGAAGGTATTCAACCTTTTGTCAAAAGGTGAAAATGTAACGTGGAAAGTCTTGAGAAAAAGATTTGACCTTACTTCACCAACTAAAATGATTGACACTTTGAAATCAGAGGGTCACTGTATCTATACTAACGACACTGCAAAGGGCGTTGCGTATAGAATGGGAACTCCTTCAAAGGAAATCATTGCGGCTGGTATTGCGTCTGTACTTGGTACAAAGTACGCATACTAAATGTCAGACTCGATGGGGGGTTCTTCCCCCCATCAAACTTATAGGATGTAACAGGTGAAAAATATTGACTACAAATATTCAGAAGACAAGATTCTGAATGAACTGCAAGAGTACATTGACGGTACTTACAATGCACATTATTCACACAACAAATTCCAAGCGACAGAATTTATCATGGACAGTGGACATGGTGAAGGTTTCTGTATTGGGAATATTTTGAAGTATTCTCAAAGATACGGAAAGAAAGATGGCAAGAACAGAAATGACTTGCTAAAAGTAATTCATTATGGTATAATGGCATTACACAATCACGACAGTAGAGAAGGAAACTAATGAATGTCGAAGGGTCTTGTAAGCGAAACTGACCGCTTGATTATTCTCATGGAAGAAATCGCTTATGCAGAAACACAACTGCAACCAGAGGATACAGGTCACATCCACACTGCAATCAGTTGGATGAAATCAAGAGTTGAAGCAATTAAAAGTAAATTGGAGAAATAATATTATGAAACTTAGTAATGATACAAGGGAAGTGTTGAAGAACTATTCAACCATCAACGCCAACCTTCTTGTGAGCCCAGGCAACAAGATTGCAACAATGTCTCAAATGAAGAACATTGTATCCACCGCAACTGTGCCTGATACATTTGATACTGACTTTGCAATCTATGACTTGAATGAGTTCTTGTCTGCACTGTCACTATTCAATGACCCAGAACTTACATTTGGTGAACAGAGTGTGCGTATTGCACAAGGTAGTCAAGACTTGACCTACTTCTATTCTGACCCATCTGTGGTTACTACACCAAAGACAGAAATCAGTATGCCGTCTGTAGATGCAGAGTTTACTCTGACTAAAGATACTTTCAATCAAGTATTGAAGGCGGCCGCTGTTCTTGGAGCGCCAGATATGGTTCTTGACATTGGTACTGACAGTATCATGGACTTGCGTGTAAGTGACCGTAAGAATGATACCTCAAACAATTTCAGTGTTGAGGTTGGTGCAGAAAGTCCAGCGAAAGGTAAGAAGTTCTACTTCAAGGTAGAGAATCTAAAACTCTTGTCTGGTGATTATGACGTACAGGTATCTGAAAAAGGTATCTCACGTTTCAAGAACGTCAGTAAGGATGTCGAATACTACATTGCACTAGAGACTGCTTAAAATGAATGATATATTATGGGTAGAGAAGTACCGTCCTCAAACAATTGAGGACTGCATACTTCCAAGTGAACTAAAGCAGACTTTTCAACAGTTCGTAGACAACGAAGAGATTCCAAATCTACTACTCACTGGTACGGCCGGTGTTGGTAAGACTACAATTGCAAAAGCAATGCTGGAACAGATTGGTTGTACCTACATGATGATAAACGGTTCTGAAGAATCTGGTATCGACACACTACGAACTAAAATTAAAAACTTTGCGAGTACTGTCTCTATGGATGGTAAACGCAAGTACGTTATTCTGGATGAGGCAGATTATCTAAACCCACAATCCACACAACCAGCGTTGCGTGGGTTTATTGAGGAGTTTAGTAGAAACTGTGGTTTCATTCTGACTTGTAATTTCAGAAATCGTATCATTGAACCTTTGCATAGTCGTTGTTCTACGATAGAGTTTCGTATTCCAAACGAAGAGAAACCAAAACTTGCAATGGGTTTTATGAAACGTGTACAACACATTTTGGAGACTGAGAATGTTAACTCAAATGAAAAAGTTGTGGCAGACCTTATCAACAAGTTTTTTCCAGATTGGAGAAGATGTCTCAACGAACTACAACGATACTCTGCGACAGGTTCTATTGATGCTGGAATCCTCGTCAATCTATCAGACGCTTCTATCAAAGAGCTCGTGTCATTTATTAAGGATAAAGACTTCAAGGGTTGTAGAGAGTGGGTTGTTCATAATCTGGACAATGACCCTCATAGGGTTTATCGTAGGATTTATGATAGTTTATCTGGTAATGTACCAGATAGCGCTGTTCCTCACTGTGTTCTCATACTTGGGGATTATTCTTATAAGTCTGCCTTTGTCGCTGACCAAGAAATTAATCTCTTGGCTTGTCTCACTGAGATGATGACATCGGTGCAGTTCAGATGAGTTATGAACTGAAAGAATACTTAAAGGCGATAAACAAGACTAAACAAAACCTCATGGACGGTGAGGATGAAATGTGGGAAAAGAAGTATCCTGCCTTTATTATCAACAAGTGTCTTGCCCCTACAGGTATGCAAGAGTGTCTAATCGTAAATGAGATGAATCGTTTACACCACCTAGACAACAAACTTCAAAATGACTTTTTACTAAATAGTTTGAGGAGTATGAATAGATATGCTCCTTGGATGAAGGCGAAGAAGTCTAAGAACTTAGAGTATGTAAAAGAATATTTCGGATACAGTAACGAGAAGGCCAAGGCCGCTCTAGATGTTTTAGATGATGAACAAATCGCCATGATAAAAAGTAAATTGAATAAAGGTGGAAGAAAATGAATGAAACATCGTGGAGTCCAGAGGAGATGTTGGAAGTTCGTCTGAATGAACCAGACGATTTTCTGAAGGTTAGAGAAACCTTATCTCGTATTGGAGTTGCTTCTCGCAAAGATAAAACACTCTTCCAATCTTGCCATATTTTACACAAGCAAGGTAAATATTACATCGTACATTTTAAAGAATTGTTTGCATTAGACGGTAAAGATACCAACCTGTCTGAGAACGATATTGCAAGAAGGAATACTATCGCTAATCTATTAGCAGATTGGGGATTAGTAGATGTTGTGGGAACAACTAAGATTGAGGCAGCACCCTTGTCTCAAATTAAAGTAATTAGTTTCAAGGAAAAGGGTGAATGGAAACTTGAGACAAAATATAATATTGGAAAAAAGAAAGAAGGTGAATAATTATGAAACCAGGCGATTATATTATGGAGGCTGCAAGAAAGCAGGCCGAAGGAGAAGTGGCGGTACACATCGCAAACATTAAAGTATACCAAACTATGCCCGCTGGTATCGGCGAGCATTCAGATGTTACAGAAGCAGTTATTGAAGAGTTGAATAAACTTGCGGCTGCCGATGACAGACTAGAAATGATTAACAAGTACTTCAGCGAAGAACAAAAGAATCTTTTCTCTTGACAATCACAAACTAAGGTGATATAACTATATTATGCGTTTTTATACCAATGTTACCCAATGGGGTAATCAAATCCTCGTAAGAGAATACAAGAATGGTGAGCGACTTAATGACAAGGTTAAGTACTCACCAACTTTGTACGTTCCTGTCCAGAAAGAAACTGGATGGAAGACTCTTGATGGTAAGAATGTCATGCCATACAAACATGACACTATCAAGGGTGCAAAAGAATTCATACAACAATATCAGAACCAACCTCATCTGGTCTATGGACTAGACAGGTTTGCATACACTTATTTGTCAGACACATATCCAGACCGTGTGGAATGGGATAGTGACAAGATTCTTGTGTGTACAATTGACATTGAGACACAATGCGAGAACGGTTTTCCAGACCCAGAGAAGGCCGAAGAAGAAATGTTGTCTATCACCATCAAGAACCAAACCACCAAGAAGATTGTGGTGTGGGGTATTGGTGACTATCAAAACGACAGAGAAGATATTACTTACATCAACTGTTCCAATGAGAACGAACTACTTGCATCGTTTATGAACTTTTGGGTCAAACACTATCCAGATGCAATCACTGGTTGGAACACGGAGTTCTTTGATATTCCTTTCCTAGTCAATCGTGTGACCAAGGTTCTTGGTGAAGACCGAGCGAAAGAGTTTTCCCCTTGGGGCAACGTGTCATCACGTTCTGTGTATAGTCACGGTAGACCACAACAGGTCTATGACATTCAAGGTGTTGCAAACCTTGACTATCTACAACTGTATCAGAAGTTCACATACACTCGACAAGAATCATATCGACTTGACCATATCGCTTTCGTGGAGTTGGGTGAGAAGAAGAACGAAAACCCATACGACACTTTCAAAGATTGGTACACCAAAGACTATCAATCATTCATTGACTACAACATCGTTGACGTTGAACTTGTTGACCGTCTGGAAGACAGGATGAAACTGTTGGAGTTGTTGTTCACCATGGCCTATGAGGCGAAGGTCAACTATGAAGATGTATTCGGACAGGTGAAGTATTGGGATGTTCTGATTCACAATTATCTCAAGAAGAAAAAGATTGTTATTCCTCAAAAGTCGCATTCATCAAAGTCTGACAAGTATGAAGGTGCATACGTCAAAGAACCACAGGTTGGTCAACACAAGTGGGTTATGTCATTTGACTTGAACTCACTGTATCCACATCTTATCATGCAGTACAATATGTCACCAGAAACACTGGTCACTGGCGATTACATGAAACTGGACGTTGACACGATGTTGAAAGAAACACCAATTGATATTCCAGACCAATGCACTATTACACCTAACGGTGCGTTGTATCGTAAGGACAAGAAGGGTTTCCTTCCAGAGATGATGCAAGAGATTTACGATGACCGTACCATCTTCAAGAAAAAGATGTTGCGGGCCAAACAGGACTTTGAAGATACCAAAGACCCCAAGTATCAAAAGTATATCAGTCGTTACAACAACATCCAGATGGCTCGAAAGATTTCACTGAACTCTGCCTATGGTGCAATTGGTAATCAATACTTTCGTTACTATGACCTTGCGATTGCAGAAGGTATCACCAAGGCCGGTCAGTTGTCCATTCGTTGGATTGAGAAAAAGATTAATCAGTATCTAAACAAGATACTCAATACAGAAGGTAAAGACTTTGTTATTGCATCTGACACAGATTCTATCTATGTTACATTTGACGCTATCATTGATGCAGTTAAACCAAACAATCCCATCGACTTCCTTGATACGATTGCGAAAGAAAAGATTGAACCATTTATTGACAAGTCTTACAAAGAACTTGCAGATTATGTTCAGGCGTATGACCAGAAGATGCAGATGAAACGTGAGGTGGTTGCAGACAAAGGAATCTGGACTGCAAAGAAAAGGTACATTCTCAACGCATGGGATGTTGAAGGTGTACGTTTCAAAGAACCTCAACTAAAGATTATGGGTATCGAGGCTGTCAAGTCTTCAACGCCTGCACCATGTCGTGCAAAGATTAAAGAGGCACTGAAGATTATCATGTCTGGTGATGAGAAAGAACTCAACACTTTCATCCAAGACTTTCGTAAGGAGTTTATCAACTTACCTGTTGAGGAGATTGCATATCCTCGTTCTGTCAATGGACTAAAGAAGTTTCGTGACAGTGCATCCATCTATCGCAAAGGAACACCCATGCATATCAAGGGTTCACTTATTTACAATCATATGATAAGTGAGAAAAACTTGAATGCTAAATATCCATATATTCAAGAGGGTGACAAGATTAAGTTCATTCAACTGCGACAACCCAACCCATTGGGTGCGAATGTCATATCTTTCATGACAAAAGTTCCAAAAGAACTTGACATTCACAAGTATATCGACTATGATACACAATATGAAAAAGCATTTGTTGAACCACTATCTTTCATCACTGACAATATCGGATGGAACATTGACCGTTCCTACGGTACGCAGACAACTTTGGAGGATTTCTTTGCATGAGTTATAAACCATACACAATACAAGATGTGCGTGATGCATCTGCACAAAACAAATTTAAAGTCATCTCTACCTTTGCTGGTGGGGGTGGTTCTTCTACAGGATATCGTCTTGCAGGCGGTAAGATTCTTTGC